CAAGGACATGGCGCCCGGGCACAACGCTCCGCCGATTCATTGCTTTTGTCGTTGTAGCACTTCTGCATATGCAGACCGGGCAAGGCTCGACGCGCTCATCGCCCAGATTGAGGCGGACAGGAAGAAAGGACACTGACATGATCAAAATCACTTACTGCACCAGAGACAGACCGGACGCACACCCCTCGCTCGTGGTGGACGGTCACGCCAATTATGCAGAGCATGGCAGGGACATCGTATGCGCATCCGTGTCGGTGCTCTTCCAGTCTCTTGCGAATGCACTTGAGACATACACGGCGGACGACATTGCGGTGCGGATTTCCCCGGGCGACAGCCACATCATCTGGAATGCACATCAGTCCACATGCGCCCGCCTTTTGACAGGGGCATTCGTGGACGGTATACGGTCAGTAGCGGAAGCCTACCCCGATTATGTACAGCTTAACATTGAGTAACTTATGCGCGGTCTTTTGACGGCGCTTTTTCGTTGTCTTTCCGCATCGGTGAACGTGGAGCCATTAAGTCACGGTATTAGATGCCGAAAGACAGCCGCCAACTTGGAGCGAATCCATGGAATACATCAGACAGCCGACAGGCTATAAAAGGAGAACGAAATGAAAAATAAACTTATCCAGAACATGATTGACCTTCAGCTTTTTGCGGACGACCCGGCACCGGAAGCGACCGAAGCCGGCGAGAATACCGAGCCCGCAGGTGATGGCGGAGACGACGACAAGGGAGAGTCCCCGAAGACATTCACACAGGAAGACGTGGACAGGATCGTAAACGAACGCATTGCCCGGGAACGCAAGGCAAGCGAGAAGGCATTGAAGAACGCTAAGGAAGAAGCGGCGAAATACGCCAAGATGTCTGAGGACGAACGCCGAAAGGCAGATGAGGCGGCACGCCAGAAGGAAATCGACGACCTGAAGGCGGAGAACGCAAGACTGCAGGCGGAAGCGCTCAGGACGGAGCTCGGCAAATCCGCAGCGGTCGACCTTGAAAAGAAGGACATCACCGCAACGCCGGATGTACTGGCGTTCGTTGTCGGACCCGATGCCGAGACCACCAAGGCGAACACGGACAAGTTTATCAAGGCAATACTCGCCGACCGTAAGGCTCAGGAAGTGAAACGCGCCACCAAGGCGACACCGAAGACTTACGGATCCGGCGGAGCGGAAACAGACCCATTCGCGGCACGCATGAAGAAATACGGCCGCTAATCACACCAAAGGAGAAAACCTTATGAGAAAAAATATTAATCTTCAGCTCTTCACTGACGGCGACAACGGCAATAGCCCGGTAAGAATCTATTCAAAGCAGTTCATGGGCCTCATGGCAGCAGTGTTCAACGTTCAGGCGCATTTCCGCGATCTGTTCGCAGGCGACCTTGAGACGATTGACGGCATCACGGAGACCGCAACAGCATTCTCCGTAAAGACATCCGACATTGCTTCCGCGATCACAACCGGCACTGTCAGCGCTGCAGGCGCTTACACGAACGGCTATGATAAGGGCGCAAATGTGGCGTTTGGCACAGGCACCGGCAAGAGCTCCCGCTTCGGCAACAGAACAGAGATTATCTACAAAGATATCGACGTTCCGTATTCCTGGAACTGGACTTTCCATGAGGGCATTGATCGCCACACAGTGAACAATGACTTCGATGGTACCATCGCAGAGCGTCTTGACAAGCAGGCTCAGGCAAAGGTCGCCATCATGAACGGCCTTCACGGCGCTTACATCTCAAGCGTTGCGAAGAAGACCATCAATGCTTCCGGTATTACCGAGGCAACGGCAAAGTCCATCTTCAATGAGGCTTCAAAGTATTTCGTCAACGCAAATGCAGTCGGCACAAAGGTCGCCAAGGTCTGCCCGGATCTTTGGAACGCAATCATCGACAACGGCCTTGCCACAACAGCAAAAGGCAGCACTGTCAATATCGATCAGAATGAAGTAAGAATGTTCAAAGGCTTCGTGCTTGAGCAGATCCCGGACAGCGATTTCGCTAAGACGACAGTCGCAATCGAGGGCACGGATACACAGTGCCAGGATATTGCATACTTCTACGTGCAGCACATCGGCAAAGCCTACCTCGGCATCTCCACATCCAGAACAATCGAGTCTGAGGACTTCGACGGCGTGGCGCTGCAGGGCGCAGGCAAGGGCGGCCAGTGGGTTTCCAACGACAACCAGAAGGCAATCGCCAAGGCTGTCAACGTTGGCGCATAAGGCTGACGCGATCAACTCACCGGGCGGGGGCGACTCCGTCCGGTCTTCTTTTTGAAAGGACAAAATATGTATATCGTAACGAAACCATTTTATGACCTTCAGGACGTAACGAAGGCAGACCATACCAAGGACGGCGACATCCCGCGTGAGTTCTGGCTGTACAAGGTCGGCGATGTTTACCCGCGTGATGGAGCGATTCCGCCAAGCGAACAGCGCATAGCGGAGCTGGCAAGTGCATATAACAAGCAGGGCACTCCCCTGATTGAATGGGTCGAACCCGAACCCGAACCGGAACCCACACCGGAGCCCGCGCCTGAGCCCGCACAGCCCGCCGAGACGGACGAAAAGCCCGCCAAGGAAGAAACACCCGTCGAACCGAAGAAACCCGCGAGAAAGCCTCCTGAGAAGGCACCCGCCAAGAAGCGCGCACCCGCGAAAAGCGCGGGAAATGCGAGAAAGAAGGGCACATGAGCGCACTATCAACAGATGGAGTAATTGTTGCCCGGATGCTCGGGCTTTCAAATGTGGATGACAGTACGGTTATCAACGTCATAGAGGACTGCGTTGACGTGGCGACGTCCCGGCTCCTCATCCGCATCGGTGCGGAAGCAGTCCCCGAACAGCTCGGATATATCGTCCGTGAAGTGGCGGTGCGTCGCTACAACCGCATCGGGAGCGAGGGCGTTTCCTCACATACGGTCGAGGGCGAGTCAATGTCGTGGAATGAGGACGACTTCGAGCCGTTCGAAGCGGACATCAATGCGTACCTTGCGGCGAATCATGCGGGGAATCCGAGAATCAAATTCCTGTGAGGTGGATGGTATGCGATACGATACACCGATTTACTTTCAGACCATCACGCCGGGCGAATACGACCCGGCAACAGGTGATTACGGAGACCCGACAGCAAAGGAAGTCATGAAGCTTGCGTCCGTCATGGACACATCGTCCGAGACCATGATGCAGGTATTCGGGGAAATCCGCCAGGACAGCAAGACGGCGCACATCCAGACGCACTATACGGAGCCCTTCGACGCGATCCGCATCGGGGACAAGGTTTACCATGTGGCGAGACGGCGCACGCTCCGCTTCAAGGACACATTCATCCTTGCGGAATACGAGGGCATCAGCCCGGCGGAGGTGGAGCCATGAGCGGAAACATCAAGCTCGAGGGCATCGCCAAGCTCGATGCGCATTTGCTCAATTCGATTCAGCTCGATGCCGTCAAGGAAGCCGTCAAGGTACATGGCGCGAATCTTCAGAAACGCGCAAAGGAGCTCTGCCCAGTTGGCACACCTGAATCAACGCACAAGCCCGGCTATGTTGGCGGCACGCTTCGACGGTCTATATCAACGGAACTGACCGACAACGGATTTACTTCGGAAACGGAACCGCACACGGAATATGCGGCATATGTGGAGTACGGCACGCGCTACATGAATGCACAGCCCTACATGAGACCCGCATTCGAGGAAGTATCGCCGCAATTCATGAGTGACATCAAAAAAATCGTAGGAGACTGATTATGGACCCGCAACAGGAATTTTTTACCGAGCTTCGCGCCCGGCTCAAAACAGCATATCCCGGAAAGGTCTATGATTCGCGGCTCCCCGCCGTCGGCACGCCCTATCCGTTCATTTATCTGGGCGGAAGCGGTCAGCGGGATTCGGCGACAAAATCCGTATTGCTCGGCTATGTCACGCAGTCCGTCAGGGTATGGCACAGCGACCCGCACAAGCGCGGAACGGTATCGGCAATGCTCGCAGGTATCAAGACGGCGGCTCGTTCCATCACGCAGACCGCACATTACCAGTGGCGGGTCGAGATATCCGTTCAGGACATCACCGACGATGCGACCGTCCGACCTCCGCTCCTCATGGGTATCCTAGAGATCACCGCACACTTTTCACCGATTTGTTAAAGGAGATACAACACATGAAAAAGATTGATCTTCAGCTTTTCACAGCCCCGACCGTTATTGAGGGCAAGAAAATCATCTATCTGTACAGACTGCTGAAAGACGCGGCTACAAAAGCCGGTCTTAACATCGCATACACAACGGAGAACAGCTTTTCGTTCAGCCGCGACTCTGACAACACAGAGACGAAGGACGGTCCGGTCAGCACTCCGGGAAGTCTTGAGCCGACCCTCTCAACAACAGCTATCTTTTCAAAGGACGGCGACGGCATGACCCCGACCGAGGTCAGGAACGCGCTGATCGCGAACGAGGACTTTGAAATCTGGGAAGTCAACACGGCAGATGCAGGCACAACGACCGGAAAATTCAATGGACTTTATATGCGTGCGAAATGCACATCGTTCGAGCTCAGTTCTTCGGCAGAGGACAACGCCGAGGCGGACATTGAATGGAGCGTCTACGGCACGCCGCAGGCAGGTGAGGTCACTTACTCTGCATCCGGTAATTCTGCAGCATATACATTCGTTGATGCAGTCGCCGGCGCGTAATTGAATGATAATGACCGGGCGGAGCTCTTCCGCTCGGCCTTTTGTTTTATCAACACAAATCAATACGAATCAACACGAAAGGACATGTGATATGTATAAAACACTCACCATTAACGGCACAGAATATGAATTCAATTTTGGCTTCGGCTTCGTTAAGGCGATTTCAAGGGTCAAGCTCCAGGACGGAAACGAGATCGGCCTGCAGTACCGCGTTGCACAGCTCTACGACGGCAGTCCGGAAGCGCTTGTCGACGTCCTCATGAAGGCACGCGTCAAGACAAACGCGCCGACCATGGAAGAGCTGCAGGAATGGCTCGAGGATGAGAATACGGACATTGACGCGGTATTCGACCAGGTGCTCGATTTTTTATCGACAGCCAACTGCTCGAAGAAGCAGACCCTGAAGATGCTGCAGTCAGCCCGGGAAGAGGAAGAGATCCAGAAAGCGGCGACAGCCAAGAGGCGGAAGGAAGCCGGGCTCGATTGACATGGATGGAATTCTACCGGGAAGCGTGCATCGACTGCATCCGCTATCTCGG